TGAAGCAACTGATGCTCAATTAAAATCTCAGGAGAAGGCAGTATTTGAACTTGAAAAGAAAGAAGCAAATACTGATAGAGCAAAGGCAATGAAAAAACGTAAGGAGGAAATTAGTGAAGGATCAGATAAGAAAGGTAAGGGTAGTGGTACAAAAGATGCTTGTTACCATAAGGTAAAGTCTCGTTACTCTGTATGGCCTAGTGCATATGCATCTGGTGCATTAGTTAAGTGCCGTAAGAAAGGTGCTGCTAACTGGGGTAATAGTAGTAAGAAAGAATCATACTCTTGGAGAGATGATTTTGAGTTTGTTCAAGAAGGTGCAGCATGGACAAAAAAAGAAGGTAAGAAAGAATCTGGTGGTTTAAATGAAAAGGGTAGGAAGTCTTATGAACGTGAGAATCCTGGTTCTGATCTAAAAGCACCTAGTAAGAAAGTTGGTAACAAAAGAAGAGCATCTTTCTGTGCTAGAATGAAAGGTATGAGGAAGAGACAGAAACCTTCTAATAATACAGGAGATGATAGATTGTCTAAATCATTAAGAGCTTGGAATTGCTAACATGCCAACCACATATGATGAAGTTTATCTTGGCAACCCGCTTTTAAAGAAAGCGAATGTTCAACAAGAGTTTACTCAAGAACAGATTCTTGAGTTTATGGCATGTAAGGCAGATCCAGTATATTTTGCAAAACAGCATGTAAAGATTGTTAGTTTGGATGAAGGTCTTGTACCTTTTCAACCTTATGATTTCCAAGAAAAGTTAATAGAAAATTTTCACGCAAATAGATTTAACATCTGTAAGATGCCTCGGCAGACTGGTAAGTCTACAACATCGGTGTCATACTTATTACATTATGCAGTGTTTAATGACAATGTAAATATTGGTATCCTAGCAAACAAAGCAGCAACTGCCAGAGACTTACTGGGTAGATTGCAAACTGCTTATGAGAACTTGCCCAAATGGATGCAGCAAGGAATTATATCATGGAACAAAGGTTCACTGGAGTTAGAAAATGGTAGTAAAATCTTGGCAGCTTCCACTTCTGCTAGTGCTGTTCGGGGTATGTCTTTCAACATCCTCTTCTTGGATGAGTTTGCTTTTGTTCCCAATCACATCGCTGACGCTTTCTTTTCTAGTGTTTATCCTACTATTACTTCTGGTAAAACAACGAAAGTAATAATGGTTTCAACCCCTCACGGGATGAACCACTTCTATAGGTATTGGCATGATGCAGAAAGAGGAAAAAATGAATACGTCCCAACTGATGTTCATTGGAGTGAAGTACCTGGAAGAGATGAGGTCTGGAAAGAACAGACTATTGCTAACACTTCTGAACAACAGTTTAAAATTGAGTTTGAGTGTGAATTCTTAGGATCTGTTGATACTCTTATTGCTCCCTCTAAATTAAGAGCCTTAGTTTATCAACAACCAGAAACCACTAGTGCGGGTTTAGATGTTTATGTAGAACCCCAGAAAGGTCATGATTATGCTATATCGGTGGATGTTGCAAGAGGAGTAGGGAAAGATTACTCTGCATTTGTAGTTATTGATATTACAGAGTTTCCTCATTCCGTAGTAGCAAAGTATAGGAATAATGATATTAAACCCATGCTTTTCCCAAGTATTATTCAAGAGATTGGTTTAAAGTATAATAAAGCATTTGTTTTATGTGAAGTAAATGATGTAGGAGATCAGGTAGCATCAATATTAAATTATGATCTAGAGTATCCTAATTTATTAATGTGTTCGATGAGGGGAAGAGCAGGTCAAGTTGTAGGTCAAGGATTTTCAGGTAAAAAAACTCAATTAGGAGTTAAGATGTCTAAGACAGTTAAGAAGGTTGGTGCTCTTAACTTAAAGACGTTAGTAGAAGAAAATAAATTACTCTTCTGTGATTATGAAATTATGAGTGAATTAACTACCTTTATTCAAAAGAGTAATTCATTTGAGGCAGAAGAAGGATGTCATGATGACCTTGCGATGTGTTTAGTCATATATGCATGGCTAGTTGCACAGGACTATTTTAAAGAATTAACAGATCAAGATGTGAGGAAAAGATTATATGATGAACAGAAGAATCAAATAGAACAAGATATGGCTCCATTTGGGTTTATGTCAGATGGTTTAGATGATACGAGTTTTGTTGATAATGATGGAGATCTATGGCATACCGATGAATATGGAGACAGATCATATATGTGGGAGTATATGTAGACATGTTCATGCATCGTTCATAGCATTTTTCCTCTCGTAAATGTAGTAAAGGATAAATAATTTTTAGATAACTGAGATTCGGGAAAACACATGGCAACTCCACAATTATCTCCTGGAGTACTGATTAGGGAGGTTGACCTAACAGTAGGAAGAGCAGAAAACGTATTAGATAATATAGGGGCTATTGCAGGACCATTCCTTCAAGGACCCGTTAATGAACCAACAGATATTGCAACTGAGCAAGATTTAATAAACGTATTTGGTAAACCACAAAATACCGATGCTCAGTATGAGTATTGGATGGCAGCATCTTCATACCTCACATATGGTGGAGTATTAAAAGTTGTTAGATCAGGTGGTGGAATACTCTTCGGTAATGCTAACTCAGGTGTTGGCGTTGCTTCTGTCGCAATGACAGGCACAGGAAGAATCGATAATTACGACGATTATATAACCAATCATTCAGATGCAACTAACTTCTCATATGCTGCTAAGAACCCTGGTTCTTGGGCAAATGGATTGAAGGTTTGCTTTATTGATGACTTTGCTGATCAGGTAATTGGTATTAATACTGTCAACCTTGCAGGATTTGGTGCTACGGTTGGTGCTGCTGTTACTGCTGCTATTAATGGATATACCGTTGCTGGTGTTGGTACTGCTAACGCATTCACTGGTTTCCTAAGAGCAATCGTTACAGGTGTTTCAACCGACACTACTAACGGAGAAAATAGTACAGTTGATGTTAAAGTTGTTTGCCGTGTAGAAACTGTTGGTGGTGGATCAACCATTACTAAGATTGATTATGCAGAAGGAAACGTAGGTTCTGCATTTACAACTGGTTCAGTTGTATTCTTCAGTGGTGCTGATGGAGTTTCCACGAATAATGCTGGTGCTGGAATGACACTTAGCGAATCTGCTAGTGGTACTGGAACTGGTATTCAAGACTGGTATGATCAACAAAATTTAAGTATTACTAATTCTAACATTAGCTGGAAATCAATTGCTGCAAGACCTGTAACTAGTGGATATGCTAGAAATAGAAATTCAGAGGGTGATGGACTTCACGTTGTCATTGTTGATGATGACGGTAGAATTACAGGTATTAAGGGTAATGTAATAGAGAAGTTCCTCAATCTTTCAAAAGGAAAGGATACAGTCTCTGATACTAATGCTCCTCAGAAGACATTCTACGAATCATTCCTTGCTGATAACTCTGCATATGTCTATGCAGCAGGTAATCCTGGCGAGACAGATGATACATTCCACAACACTACACCAGTAGCAACTGGTTTCGCAACTGCAACAACTCCTGTTGCTAAGAATGATGGTACATGGGGTATCGATGTTCAGGGAGTTAAGTTCAATGCTATTGGTAACGTTGGTTACAAGTTAATCAATGGTAATGACTACTCTGCTGATGTCAATTTAGGTGCAGGAACCACACAAGGTGGATTCTCTGCTTCTCTTGGAGACTTGATGACAGCATATGATAAATTTGATAATAAAGATAATGTAGAGGTTGATTTCCTCATCATGGGTCCAGGTTGTTCTACTAAGGCAGAATCACAGGCAAAAGCAAACAAACTAATCTCTATCGCAGAAGGTAGAAAGGATTGCGTTGCTACTGTTGGACCACATAGAGCAGATCTTGTTGGTATTACAAATGCCACAACTCAAACTAATAACCTAATAGATTACTTCAGTGCATTAAGTTCTTCTTCTTATGCAGTATTTGATAGTGGTTATAAGTACACTTATGATAGATTTAACAATAAGTTCCGTTATATTCCATGTAATGGAGACATTGCTGGTCTAATGTGCAGAACTGCAATCGAGGCATATCCTTGGTTCTCACCTGCAGGACAACAGCGTGGTATTCTTAACAATGCTGTTAAACTAGCATACAACCCAACTAAATCACAGAGAGACATTCTTTATCCTCAAAGAGTTAACTCTGTTATTACCCAACCAGGAACAGGAACATTACTCTTTGGAGATAAGACTGGACTTGCATATGCTTCTGCCTTTGACAGAATCAATGTTCGTCGTCTGTTCCTAACAGTCGAGCAAGCACTTGAGAGTGCAGCAGAAGCTCAACTCTTTGAACTCAACGATGAGTTAACACGGGCAAACTTCCGTAATATCGTTGAACCATATCTTCGTGATGTTCAGGCTAAGAGAGGACTTTACGGGTTCCTAGTTATTTGTGATACAACAAATAACACCCCTGATGTCATCGATAATAATGAGTTCCGTGCAGACATCTTCCTGAAGCCTACCAAGTCAATCAACTACGTAACACTAACCTTCGTTGCTACCCGTACAGGTATTAGCTTTGAAGAAGTGGCTGGTAGAGTTTAATTTTAATATCTAAATAACACACAGGAGGATTACCTAAAATGCCGTTAAGAACCATTTCCCAATTTAAAACCGCCCTTGGTGGCGGTGGTGTAAGACCTAATCTGTTTGAAGTAAGAATGGATGCTTCAAACTTGACAGAGTTTATGGGTGGAGTACCCGCAGAAAACCTTGCATTTATGTGCAAGGCAGCAGCGTTACCTGCCCAAAATGTAGCATCAATCGATGTTCCATTTAGAGGTCGTCAATTTAAAGTTGCTGGTGACAGAACTATTGACAACTGGACTATTACAGTTATCAATGATGAAAACTTCGCAATAAGAAATGCGATGGAAAGATGGTCACAATC